TAATCCTTGTGCTATCATCGACGCACCTCCATCTGTTATTTATTAGCGATGCCAGTTTTTATTTCGCTTCAATGATTGTCCACGCTCTACTTTGCCTATATTTGGTGAATTATATGGAAATTCAGCTGCATTATCGTGTGTATTACCAGCAATGGCGTCAGTTTTTATTGGTTGTGTCATACCCCGAGCCCATGGTTCATGTTCAGGAATCCTATTAGTCCAGTATGCTTGATATTCAAATGCGGGCGATGCCTCGAAGGTAGCAGTTGGTTTACTTGCTGGTAGGGTGACTGGCACAGTCGCAATCCCAATTTGTACAGCCCCATGTGAATTGGGTGGTGAAGAAATTGCACTAGTCAAAGCACTAATTTTAGAAGTTACCACAGCACCTAACACATCCAACTGATCATCAATTGTTACCGGACCAGATACTTGAGTTTTGGTTGCGGAGATGTTGAAATTTTCACCTGCCTTCATCATTGTACCACTACCACTTATTAAATTATAAGTAGTTCCTGCAGTAACAAACGTTGACCCAGCACTTTTAATATGCATTGTACTTCCCGATGTCATTATAGTATCAGATCCACACAACAAATGATATTGACCATCGGTCTCAACATACGTATTCAATTTGGAATGTTGACGAATGTGAGCTTCAGATCTAAGATGAAAATCACCACCACTCTCAGATTTGTTGTGAATACGGATTTCATCATCACTTTCAAGATGAATACCATTTTTAGCTTTTACTCTAAATGTATCACCAGCCGTAAAATTAATATCTTTTTCAGCATGAAATGAAATATTGCGTTTTGCATATACATCAATATTACCCTTTTCATCCATTTCCAACCACGTTTTACCATCTGGAGTACTTACATATATTCGCTCATTTGTATCATCCAAAATGATCTGATTACCATGAGTAGTACGCAATCTAATTCTACAGTTATTAGCAGAATCATCCATTGCTATCGCATGAAATCCTGGAGTTGTCCATGAATACACTTGTGGATCATAATTATTACCATCTGTTGTTTCAAATCCAATATTGGTTACAACACGGCTGTTCTTATATCCATTTTGATGATTTACTTTAGTGCCATCAATTTCAACAATAACGTCTTCAAAATTATCATCACCAATAGATACCCGCCCACTTTCATCAGATGATACTAACTCATCTATAACGGATGCTGCTGAATAATCAGCCCCTCGTGTTAAATATTCGGGAGCTACAGTATGATCTCCACCAGGCGTGGGTGCTTCTGGAACAATAGTGCTAGCTTCTGCTGGTGTAAATGATGTTTGTTGGTGTGATCCTGTAGGTTCAATCAATCCTTCAGCACTGCTAAGTGGTCCTACTACCGTTGGATCACCATCAGCAATATATCTACCATGAGGTAATGTGTGAGTCATGAATTGGGGATGTAAACACCCTAACCAAACACGGAATCTAGTATCTCCATCAATACAACATATTAAAACGTGTGACCCGACTTTCGGAATATTCCACATTCCGTATGCTACTGGACCATTCGATTTTATTCCGTCACGACCCCGTTCAGTAGTTTCAGTCACACCACCCAGTGGAGTCATTGCAGTTGCCCAAGGAATATTTTTCATTAACGCCGAGGCACTATCACCCATTGCAGTGCACAGTACTCGAACTCTACCCATTTGTTGAGGATCGTTAGTATCCACCACTTCTCCGATAGTAATGTCTCTGTATAGATTACTATCTTCCGATCCTATTCTAGCTTGCTCTATTGACGTTTGTTTCATCATATTCCTGGTATTGTTGTTAACCCTGCAATTGTTTTGTTGACATCATCACCAGTCGCTTTATTTATCAACGTAGATGATGCCATTTTTACGGTTGCTACCGTTTCATTCTCTGCTGCCTTTATCACTTTAGTGGCTTTGGGAAGTTCAATCTCCGGTACTGCGATTACAGTTGCCAATCGAGCTTCTTTCCGTAATTCTATTGCACTACCATCAGCAAATTGTTGTTGCCACCTGGGTACTTTTATAACATAATCTTCAGTTTCAGCAAATGGAGGAACGCCTTTGTATTTTCTAACATTGCCTGGACCTGCATTATATGCAGCAAGAGCTAAAACAACATCCCCATCATTAGTTTTCAATTGCTTCTTTATATATCGTGTCCCAGCCAATATGTTTTGTTCTGCAATGAACACATCTTCTCTTGGTACTCCAACTTCTTCCGCTGTTGTGGGACATAATTGCATTAGTCCAGATGCTGTTCCTGTATCGTGGCATTTGCCACCCAGTGCATTGATATTAAAAGCAGATTCTTGTTTAATAATACCCAACACCAAATTAGGATCAACACCTTCTTCATTTGCAATTCTAATAGCAATTTCTTTTATTTCTGAAAAGTTTTTAGTTTCTGCTCTACTAATCGGTTTAACTTTATTCGTAACTGGATCACGTTTTACACCTTTTGGTGTTTTAGTATTTACAACAGGATTCGGATCGATTATTTCATCTCCAACATCCAACCCAGGATGTGATCCTGTCACAGAAAACAACAACAAATTTTGAACAAATTTGCCATCAGAAAAAACATGTTCAACAGAAATAACACGATACAACCCACGGAACCAAAACGGTTTATACCCATCAGACATATTATCCGGATTCACGGGGATCTTAACGTTCATTCGTAATGTGGTTGGAGTGTCTATCCAATCTGCATTAATTGGTGGTCCAAGCTTGGATTTATTTTCCTTATCTCCCATTTTTCCCATTTGTGAAGGAGATACATTCATTTCATCCAACAACGTAGGATTACCATGAATAGAAACTACAGTTTCTATTACATCAGCTTCAGCTTGTTTTGATAATTGTGTATAAAAATTAGCAGACGTGACTGGGTATTTTTGATTGCTATAATGAACAGCAGTATTTGGTAGACCTGATCCAAATTGGGATTTCATCACCTCTGTGCTTCCCGATGATTGACCAGCAGTCTCACTTATAGCAGCTTCTGTTTTAATGCCTTTTATAGCCGCGGGATTATCTGGTAATGTGTTATTAGTAGACAGCAAATTCAACAACGCAACTCCTCGCTTCAATTTCATGTCCCAATCAATAATATCAACATTCTTACCAGTAAACAAGTAATCAAAAGTTATCAATGCCTTTGTGTTGCTAGAATCCCCACCAGCGGGAGTAGTTATTACTTTTTTTCTACCTATAAAAAATGTTGTGGTTGGTACTCCATTCTCAATAACTGTAGAATCTGTAATACTGTAAACAAACCTATCTTCTATGCCTTCACCAGGATTTGATGATTTTTGTTGTTGCATTATATTGGCTGATGACTTCAATACAGTTTCGATTGCACTGGTCATAGAATCCGCACCATTTGGTGATAAATTCAGAATTGGATCTTTGTCTGTATTAGCAATTCGTATAATTTCATTGGTACCCATCACAATACTATCACCTTTCCAAGCTCCATTAATCTGAATGTCGTATTTGTGAGGAATTGGAATTGATTTAGATTCTTCACCTGCTGCCAGCTGTGCTTTATTATACGCTATCAAATTATAATCGTATGCTTGATTTGCTAACGTTGCTAATGTTTTCATCACAGATGAGAACGTTTGTTTCTTATTAATCTGAATTGATTGTCCAGAAAATACTTGCAGCTGCTTTTTTTGAGCACCACCAACCAAACCCATTAACAACATTCGATACTTCGATCCAGTGTTATCAAAAATAGCTGAAATATCACGAGCAGTCCCAATAAATGGTCGAATACCATTAATGTAAACAGACGGCAAACTAGAATCGTGAGGATGACCGACAAATATCGTTTTAATAGCAAAAATGGCAGATGATGCGCTAACTCCCATCAGTATCATCGCTCTAGAAATAACATCCAAAAACCCTGCGCCATTTGGTTCGTATATATCTATCATTCCGTCCACCGTCGGTCCTAAGTTTGCTAATGCACCATCCTTAGTTTTTACATTTGGTGATATTACCGTTTTCCAAGATGCTTTTGATATGCTCAAGTGTGCATCAGATAAACCATCCACCAACGTAATATATTGTCCACCTGCACTAGACCGAATACCATATCTATCGTGGGGTGGGTGTTGCAATGATGTTAAATCTGTGGGTGAAGTTCCAATACTATCAGCAACAGAGGAGCTTGAACACATCAACAAAAATTGATGATAAGAGTAAGTGCGAAAATCGGATAATATATTTGGTGGCTGTGACATATTAAATAGACGTTATTGTTAATGCCACACGAGTTGGCGTGGGTAAAGTTAAAGTTTTACCTATTGTTAATTCTGTGGCTGGATCAACAATATTATTATATTGTAATACTAACCACCCCAGTTTTGCTTGTTTGTATAACCGAAAGGCTATCAAATCGGCGCGACCACTTTCTCCACTGGAAATTGTATATGCAATATCATCCTCCGATGTTGCTATCTCTGCACGCTCCCACCATCCCAATCGGTTGCCAAAAGTATCCGTTATTCCACCTTGTGTGTATCGACTGGATCTTTCCACCGATGATGAATTGTTTATTATAAGTGCCATTTAAAACCCTCCCAACAAACCTTGCTTAAATGCACCCAAATTGAATTGTTCAAATTCTTGGGGTGCGTGTGTTTCAATTAATGTAATATCAAGAGACATAATAGTCGGCATAGGAACTCCACCAGCAGTATTGATATAATCAACATCACTAGGATATGGAATACTCAACTGTTGAATAACTACTGGCACTCTACTTATGTGAGCACCACCCTGACCATTTGTCGAATATGCACTGAAAAATAACATATCTGGCGGAGTTCCTAATAAATTAACACCAAAATTATCTGTTGCTCGTTTTTGATCTTCCAAAATAGCCGATCTACTAAACTCGGCTCCACCTGCTTGTTGTCTTGCTGTATTTTCAGCAGCGGCATCATTCGAACCCCACTCAGGCCAAATCGTAGAGCTTAAATCTTGTTGACCACCTTGTGTTCCAAATTCTGGCATACACCACCCACGTAACCTATGTAACCAAGTCAAGTTTCGTTGTGCTTCGCCTTGTGTCCGTGAAATAAAACGAATGTTTGATACATTGTATACACGAGAAGAAGTATTCTTATATGTATATATTTGTCCAGGCATGTGAACAGGATCCACAGTACTATAGTTTACATTTCGAGTTTCGATTATGTCTGGTGTCGCTTCAAATATAACGGATTCACCCCGTTCATTACTTAATCGTGCCGCGTATGGATTTGCTGCCATGTATCTATCCTTAGTATATTAATATCACTATATTTATGACAGTTGCCTATCACAATTTTATGATGTATAATGGGTGCATACAAGGAGTTTGTACATGAAAATAAAAAAAGAAGCGCCTAAAAGGACGCCAAAGAAAAAAGGAAAGTATTACATAGATCGCAAAGTTCTTATGGCTCAAGTGATAGCCAGCAAAGAAAAAGATCAAATGTCTGATACTTTAGCAGCAATGTTAACACTACTAACAAAGAAATATGCAACATCTTCAAAATACGCTGGATACACGTTCAACGACGATATGCAAGCCTATGCTATGATGATGCTAGTCAGAACTTGGCGATCATTTAAACCAGATAAAAGTGATAACCCTTTTGCATTCTATACACAATGCATCAAAAATTCATTCATCCAATACCTAAACCAAGAAAAGAAACACCGAAATGTTCGTGATGTTCTTATGGTTAAAAATGGATT